ACGTTGTTTTCGTCGGTCGCTATCGGCATTAACCGAGTGTATACGCCTGATATGTCCTCGGTCACGTCAATTCCTGTGAGGTTTTTGCCGTAGGCAATACGAACGCCTTTATCTGAACCGCGCCGCGAATTGATTGATATATTAAAATTATCGCGCCGTATCTCGCCGCCCCAGCGATTGATGAACGACTGGTCAATGTTGCCGATAAACGCTTTGACAGGGTTTGTCCGAATATAATAAGCTGTCGAAACGTCCGTAATGTCGCTTGAAAAAGTAAACGGCGTTGCATACTGGCATCCAGCGAGTATTGTTTCTCCTGCTTCTTGCCCTGTTTTCACCGTCGGGCGCGTATCCTCTATCAAATTGTCTAGAAGGTCATAGAATATATGCCTAGCGTTAACAACTATTTGTCCTGTTATCGGGTCTTTACGTGTATCGTAAATCCTAAAAAGCTGTTCCCCGTCATGCGTCGGGGCCTTGATGATTCTGCCGTTCGCGAGTTTCTCCCATTTCCCGGTCGCATCAATCGGGTGCTCCATAACCAGCTCGTACTGGTCATTAAGTGCTTCCTCAACTTTGCATGACACCGGCAGCAACGCACCAAGCCCCAATGTATCAAAAGAGGTCTCGTTAGCCTCGTATATGGTTATCAATCAAATCCACCTCCAATTGCCAGTGATATCCACCCGGGTTATACCGCTCCCCAAAGTGACGGTTATATTGCCCGGTTGGAGTTTTGGGAACACGCCAGACACTTTGTTGTTCCGCAATTTTGTGTTGTAATAGCACTCCTCGATTTCGCTGTCGATTGTGACATGGTCTTCCCCTGGCGTTGCCTGCACCGTCAGCGTGTATGTGTTTTTGCTGTCCGCAACCGTCAACACGCCCGCGCCGTAAACATCAATTATCGGTTTGCTCCACCGTGTACCCGGATTTACAATTACACCGGATTGTGTGAGTGATATAGTCTGCGGCGTGGCCTCATACCGGAACGGTTGAGCGGTAAACACAACCTCGAACTCCCGAATACGCCTCGATAAACGATCATATCCGAACGGGCTGAAAACTTCCGCTTTGTACCGCTTGTCAGGCTCCGACGACAGAATGAGGTCGCCGGAACCCGACAGCCAATCAGATATTTCGTTGATTCTGCCCAGCGTTTTAACCGCGCACATTATCGGCATTTCAACCGATGCGTACGTGTCGTCACTGATTGTTAAGTGACCATCACGTCCGGGAATTACAATGTGCGTTGCGTTGCGCTCAGGGCGCGGTATGGACGGCAGAGTTTGCACGATAACCATGTCATCACTCAGTATGCCTTTGAACTTAAACCATAGTGCCATAATTAAGCCCCCTGTGCAGCTCGCGCCCGCCTATAGTAATATGCAAGTTCTTCAGCGAGTTTTTGGATATCCATTCCGTTGTTGATATAAATTGGCCCATTAAACTGCGGCTGGAACCCGCTGTCGCGGATAATTTCTTTTGTGGTAACCCTAGCGCCCGCCGACGCAGACCACGGTACAGAATCTGACAGCTTATAAGCCATGCTACGCATGGCGTCCTCTATCTTCGGCGCAAAAGCTTTGATGGAATCAACAAAGCCTACTCCAACACCTTCGCCCAGATACAAACCAACTTCATCGCGCATCAGTTTCGACGGAGATTGTATCTTACCAGCCTTTCGCGCTGCCGCAATAGCCGCATTAATGACCTCTCTCGCTTTCTGCTCAACATAACTCACATTAGACTTTATGCCATCGCCAATTCCTTTTGCCAAATTCTTTCCAAGCTCTTTCATTGCCGCGTTTCTGTCCTCTATCACCTTTTCAGCGGCTTTTAACGCTTCTTTAACGTCATCCGCCATCGGTTTAAGAGCATCTTTGGCGACGTTCCTTGCGGCTTCGCTGCGCGTCTTATATAACCCCTCGTATTCCCTCAACTGCTCATCAGTCATGTTGTTTAAGGCCTGGATCTGCGCGTAAGCCTCCGGCCCCATGTTGCGCAGTTCGTTCAGTAAGCCATCGTCAATACCACGCTTGGACAGTTTCTCAATCTCGCTCGCCCAACCCTGCATTCCCTTAACCTGTGATCTCAAATTGCCGAGCAAAGTTTCGGACATTTTGTCCAGTTCTTTTTGGCTACCGGCTAACCCAGCATCAAATGCGTCAAACAGACCGCCCAAGTCGGATAAGTACGACTCAGATGTTTGCTTTACAGCCTGCTCATACTCAGCGCGTTTTTGGATGTAGTTATCAACCGCCGCATTAACCTGCGCGTCCCATTCGGCTTGGGCTTCCGCCATTCGCTGTTGGGCGATGGCAGCCGCGTCCATGCCCTGTGCTATATATACCAAAGCGTCGTAAAACGCATCCGTTGCGTTCTTTGCTTCGCCCTGTATCAAGAGATATCTGCTTAATTCGAACGCCTGAGCAGCCACCTCTTCCCTAGTAAGGCCAGTGATGTACGCTACATTGTCTAGCGCAACCGCCATTGACTCTATAGACATAATGGCTTCTTTTGTGTTTCCAGTGAAGAATGCCACTAACGCATAGTGGGCTTGTTCTGGGAACGTAATCACTTTTTCCCAAGCAGTAGCCGCAACGTCCGCAACTCTTATCATGTTCGCAGCGATTTTCCGACTCGTCGCTTCTGCGGTAGCAGAGACTTGCTCAAGCTTATCATCCAGCTTGCCGAGCGCCATCACCGTGATAGTGTCAATTGTTTTGCCGGTTTCCCTAGCTTCTTTGCCGTACTCCTTAATTGCTCCGGAACCGGCCTTAACAAGCGGCATGATATCCTGATAGGATTTTCCGAATATCTTCTGGGCTGCCGTCTCGCGCTCAGTTTCGTTCGTCAATTGACCGATAGCGTCAATGACGTCGTAAAAAACGCTCTCGCTGTCGCGAAGAACGCCGTGCTGGTCCTTGATCGCCACGGCCACGCCGTCGCCAATCTCGATGTAATCTTTTCCTGCCGTATTTGCTTCCCGGATTGCTTTGACCGTCCGCGACAGGCCAGACGTCAGTTTTTCGACTTCAACATCCACAAATCGCGCCGCGTATTGCATATCCTGCAGCGTGTCAACGGCAATGCCCGTTTGGGCAGATAAAGTAAGTATGTCATCAGCCCAGTTCGTTGCTTCGTCGATAATCTCTCCTAGTTTCTGGAACGCTTCTTTTGCAAGCGCAATAGCACCGGCGATAGATGCGAACTGGCCTATTGACGACGATGCGAAATCTTCTATCTGTGCTTTAAAACCCTTTGTTTCCTTGCTAGCGCCATTGATGTCTTTTTCCATCTGCTTGGCTTCGTCGCCAACTTTGTCCTCAGCAGACGCCATGTTTTTAGCAGCGGCGGTAGCTTCCTTGAGCTCTTTCTCGTTTTCATCGAGCTCGTTCTGCATTTTGTTCAGCGCGGCTTCGGCATTGTTGAGCTTTATGCGCCATGCGTCGGTTTTTGCATCCGCCTCGCCATACATCTGGGCGCTTTCCTTTGTTGAGCTTTATGCGCCATGCGTCGGTTTTTGCATCCGCCTCGCCATACATCTGGGCGCTTTCCTTGACAGCGCGTTTCAGGGCCTTGACGATTTCCTCTTGCTGGTCTATCTGTTGCGTTAATACCCTATTTTTTGCTGTCAGCGCTTCGACTGATTTCTGGTTAGCGCCAAACGCCGAAGTGACCGCTTTGCTTTCGGACGCCAAAACACGCATCTGGCGTTGCGCATCTTCGAGACCTTTTTTAAATTCTTTCTCGCCGTCAAGCGCCAGCGTAGTTTTGATTTCGCGCTTCAATCCCAGTCACTTCCTTTCGGCTTTTTCTTCGTCTTTACAAATCCGTGCAACATATAATCGTATCTTTGCCGCATACAAAACAGACTTGCTATTTTGCCCGGCGTCATCAGCCAGGCGTCCCTTTCCTGTATTCCAGCCGTAAGAGCCATCCAAACAAGACGCAGCGGCGTTATTTCTGTTTCTTCGCCGCTGCGTTTGGCTTTTTTATTTCTGCGAGTACCTCGTCCTCTTCGTCGTCATCGTCGTCCTCAGCGCCCTCTACAGCAAACGCTTCGGTCAGCGTTTCCAGCGCCGCAGTTTTTGCCCGTGTAAATTCCATCACCGGTGCAAACTGCACATCCTCCGCCTTTATATACGGTCTGTCAATACCGTGATAATATCTATCGTAGTCGATGCCCTGATTCACCACCAGAGCGACAAGCCACGCACCGACTTTAATTGCGGCAGCGCTGCTTTTTCTCATTTCCTCCTGCATTTCTTCGATACCGCCATACGTGTCTATGACTTCGGCCAGCGCATACGTCGTAAAAATGGCCGTGTATTCCTGCCCTCCGAGTGTGATTTTTCGCGTTCTGTC